AAAGGTGCGTCAATTCATCGTCCGGATGTACGCTGCCTGCGTGAATGCCGCCACTTGGGGGCATGACGCGACACTCGCCAGCCTGTGTGGATGGTGGTCGTCAGGATCTTGACGAGTACTGCATTCCGCCTGCTATTGGAGACCGCTCTAACCCTCCTGGTGCTCAACCTGGGAGCGTTCATAGTTTTTATGCTATGTCAGTTACGTTGGGAAAAGGTGCGTCAATTCATCGTCCGGATGTACGCTGCCTGCGTGAATGCCGCCACTTGGGGGCATGACGCGACACTCGCCAGCCAACCTGTTGTTGTGGCCAATGTACTCTTGCACTCTTATACGGCTGTTTCGTACCGTTGCTATAGGTGGTGTGCACAGCTAGTGGCCACATTGCTCGCTCGTTGGTCGGCTCCCGTTTTGGTGCCTCCCTCCGCACCTGTCCAAGAATCCGAAGATCCCGTGACTGGCCCGTTCTATATGGAGGCTCCATGTCAGAGGATGCTTGGGACCAAGTCCCGGCGAATCGCCAGGCACGTCGGCATGACCGCGCGCTACAAACTAGGGTTTGGGCGTCACACTGACGTAATTGATCCAGCAAACCGTGAGCTAGCATGCAAGACTTGCATTGGGCTACTCACCGACCCCATATTCTCCCGAGACCTGCGTCATGAGGATGCGTTAGAAATCTTGCCCTTGGCCATTAATGATTGTCTTCGCCCCTCTGATGCCGAACTGATTGCAAACGAGGAGCTGACGGCCCCTGCAGAGGTGCAACGATTCAAACGGTATTGGGGGCCTATAGGGCTGAGGGATGCACGGGACCTCACTGAGACTTGCCAGGTTCTATGGCAGAGGATTCGGGCCGTGCCTACACAAGCGGCGATGGGGCTCTTGCGCCTCATCGGGTTCACTCAACAGGTGGTGCTCATGCCCCCTGTTGAGCGAACAAATTTCTAGGGCGCCTGGTGGCGGGTACTATCACTGAGACAATTTCGCATCTTGTCCATCCTAGTGTGATAGTATCTTCCATTGGGCGACGCAAGACTGGGAAGCTCTTTATAGGCGTTGTGAGCAACCTAGTTACCAAAGTTCAATACTGTTGTTTTAGCGGACACAGTATCAACAATGCTTACTCAGCAGTTATGGAAAGGGTGTTTTACCACTCTGATGGACATGGGGGATTCATTCTACCCTATGTGCCTATCATGGCCACTGTAGACCAATACCTAAGGGGTTTCACCACCTCGTTTGATTCCTTATCGCGGGAGACCGTCCCTGTGGCGCTTCGGGTTTACCCTGAGCGGAACTACAGGGGCCGCCGGCTTAAGCTATATCAGAGAGCTCGTGACCACTTGCTTGGTCGAACTTATGGGCCCGAGATGGCCAGTGTCAAGGCTTTTGTTAAGGTCGAAAAGATTTTAGTGAAGGACAAGCGCATGGTACCACGTCTCATACAGCCTCGAACACCGGAATACAACGTGAGTGTAGGACGGTACATAAGACAGTTGGAACACATCATCTATGATCACATAGATACATTGCTGGGAGGCCCGACAGTTATGAAGGGTCGAAATTGCTATCAACAGGGCAAGGCTTTCATTGAGGCCTGGTCAGGTTTCTCCAACCCCGTAGCCATAATGTTGGACGCGGTGAGGTTTGATCAACATGTCAGTGTTCCTATGTTACAATGGGAACATGCGAGATACCTCCAGTTCTTCAGCCCAATGTACGCTCGGTCTCTTGGGAGGTTGTTATCCATGCAACTCTCTAATCGGGGGACGATAAATTGTGCAGACGGTTTCATTCGATACACGACCACCGGCGGACGAGCTAGTGGGGATATGAACACGTCGATGGGTAACGTACTAATAATGTGCGGCATTATTGATAGTTGGTTTGTCACGCGGGGATTCCACCGTGGCTCGTACAGACTGCTTAATAATGGTGATGATTGCTGTCTCGTCGTTGAGGGAAGGGACATTCATAAAATTCTTGAGCCCAAAGACGGGCTCTCCCTCGTCCGATTTTTCCAGGACTTGGGGTTTCCTATTGAGATCGAACCTATTACACGCGTGATTGAGGGGATCTCATTCTGCCAGACACATCCTGTGTTTGACGGTGTTCAGTGGCGCATGGTACGCGACCCACGTACCGGTATTTCCAAAGACCTCACCATCCTCCGAAATTGGAGCCCGCTTGAGTACAACACATATTTATATGAGTTGGGCAAGTGTGGTCTCAGTTGCACTGAAGGTATGCCCATTTGGGCTTCTTTCTACAAGTGTCTAATGCGGTCGGAGTGTGCTCGTGCCAGTACCGGCATGAGGCGTCATGTGGGAGCAGGAATTGACGAAACCGGACTGGGCCGCTTGGCCACAGGCGTCCGAACTAGGGGACAGGATAAGATTTCACAAGCAGCTAGGGTTAGCTTTGCCTTAGCCTTTGGAATCACGCCAGATGTGCAACGCAGCATCGAAGCGTTTTATGATAAGTGTTCTCCCGGGGATCGCGAGCTGTTTGCGAAACCCGTAGCTGGAATAAATTTTTAACCAATTGGGTCATTACATTAACCGACCAAAACGGTGGCGACGCCTTAATTGAACCGTACCAAGTGCTTGCACGTAGAGTCTAGAGACTGCACGGTTGGGCCACATGTGGTTTGTAATGATGAACAGTCCCTGTTAGCTTCAGGTACCCAATACTAAGCTAGAATGACTAGAAATGCAATGAACAAGGGTCCAAAACCCCAAAATAAACAGTCTGCTAATGCCAGGAAGGCTAAGCAGTCCACCACTGTCTCCGTCCCACTTGCGCGGAGCGTGGTTAACAGAACTAGCAAGCCAAAAGTTAATGGCAAGGAAGGAATAATAATTAAGAGGTGTGAGTTTGTTGGCACTGCAACAAATGGCGCGTCGACACATTTCGCATTAACACCACTCAGCATGGCAACGCCAGGGTACGATTTCAACCCCAGCGTGTCAGCCTTATTCCCCTGGTTGTCAGGCATAGCAACAGCATATGAGCGCTTCAGGTTCCGCAAACTGTCCTTTAGGTTTGTGCCGTCCCAAGCTGCAACCACAGCCGGCAGGTTTTACGCGGCCGTGGATTACGATTACGACGACTCTCCATCTTCGACCAAGGCTACCATGATGGGGAACTACACGGCTGTGGAAACACCCGTGTGGCAGGAGTGCCGTCTGGATTGTGATCCCACTTGTTTGAACCGTGATTTGCCCTACAGGTACATTTCGTGTTCGACCCGTGGGCTTTTCGTCGAGAACCGCACTGCTTACAGTGGGTTCCTTATGCTTGCTTTTGATACCCCTACTGCCAATCTTTTGATGGATATTTGGGTTGATTATGAAATTGAATTAGTTACTCCAGTGCTAGATGAGTTGATTGAACAGTCCCTTGATGCCAGTTCCACCAATTGGGTGGCCACTGCCAATGTATTGACAGCTGACACAGCCGGGTTCACAGGCGCGGTGCCCATGGCCCTCACTAACGTGAGTGCGGGGCCCTTGGGCGTTGTCACACCAGGGTCTCAGGGTGTGCCCCAACTCGTCCCCTCAGGCCAGAGCAAGCTTCTTGCTACTGCGGTCGATCTGGTCGGTGCCAAAGGTATTGGCACGCTGATACTGGAGATTTTCTATAATGTCACTGGACAGACACCCGCGGGCCTCATGGCCTCGGGTGAGACAGCCAACTGGGCCGTTTATGACTCTTTTGGGGCCTACCTCACTGAGGCAGCATCCTACGCAAAGGGGCTCCTCGGGTCGCTGGTGCCCGCAAATGTCGCAACAACCAGTTCGCCCCTACGCAACACATTGACACTCGATCTTCATAATTTGTACGCTACTTACCCGACTGCTAGATATGTTGCACCATATTTACACGGCCCAGCTGCCGCTGGCGCTGGCAATCGTGGTGCGGGCTTTTCATGGAGCATATAGTTAGTACATGTGAGTCATCTCGTGGGTAACTATTGATACTCCACTGTCTGTATATATCATTCAGGGTGGATTCTACATGCATGGGTCATAATCCGGTGTAGTACCGTGGGGGTTTTTACTGTCCTACGTGAAAAACCTGGAGGACATCCGTGCGATCCCCCTATCACGGTTGGTCGTGATGGGGCGACCCCATTTCTCCCGGGGCAATAAAAACACTAATAAAACGGCGTTTGCCCGGAGATGTCTCCTCACAGCGAAGTGGAGACATGGAAACAGAGAGAGATTTAGAAAACATTGGGAGAAAACCAGCTTCCGGGGGTGCCGACCCCGGTCGTATTGGCCGTGGTATCACAGACCACAGCTAGGCGTGTGGGCCTGGTGCGTGGAAAACATCAGCCCCTTAACATCCCGGATGGGCTCGCCACTCATCTGTACCTTGCTTGCTTGAGCTTGGGGATCTGCAACACCCCGAGGAGATAAAACGTTCAGGAAACTGAACTGGGCTTCTCCTTGGTCCCGATAGGCGGGTAGAAAAACTTGGAAACTTTTTCCATTATACGG